ACAATATATAGCGTCTGCTATTAATCCTAATGCCGGAACTGGCCAATTCTTTGACACCAATTCAACCAATGAGTTCTTGTCTTTCACTCCTTGGGGAGCATCCGCAACGGACAGTGTGATAAATAATTACTATTATTTCCCTGTTTCATCTAATCAAGGTGGTCCATCTTTTACTTATTCACCCACCACAACTGCATATGGAGTATTTGCGGTTATCCAACTAACCGGTACATCACCAGCTGTTGGCGCTCAAGTTTTTGGTTTTGGTTCATCTGCACTTTCAGCATCTGATTTGAAGGTACTTACCAATGGATACTCACCATTCACATATAATGGAGCTACGTTAGGGGGAACGGCTAATCCTGTTACTGGTCAATGGTATATTTTGTTTCTGTGGTATAATGTTCAAGTACAGGATACTGGAGGGTATTTATTGCCTGTCAGTTCGTATGCAACAGAGCCAACATTAACACTTCATTCAATGACAGGACAGCCTGCTATGAGTGTATTCGGTCTGGGTGAACCGCTTATGGCACCTACCAATACTCAACCTATGAAAGTTGCTGAGATATTGATCTATCAGCCAACAACATTGAATCCTTTTACAAGTCCAGTTAGACAGGCAATTCTTAATTACTTAGGTTCTAAGTACAATCAAGCAGCCTTTGCATTACCGTTAACCTTCCCCTCAAACTCTGTTTCAACAACCAATTAATATTTATGTCAGCATCAACACAAGATTTTATAACTGGATTTGACTCTACTAGCTCAACTACTATAACTGGAGCCCAGCTAACTCAGCAAGTTAATCAGGCCACACCTTATGCAGATAAGGGTCTGGTTGTGGTTACAAGCGACAACTCAGGAGCACCTAACGTACCTCGTGCTGATATAACCACTAAATGGAAGAACTACATTTGGCTTCGTATTGGTGCATCCTTTGTTACTCCGTATGTATGGAATCCCAATCTTTCATCTCCTGATTCTACCTACTACAACTGGGTAACTATCGCATCTGCATCATATGGATCTCAAACCATTCCTGGATATGCGTTAATAACTAACTCTGTTCCATCATCTGCTATTACTTCTTTAGACTGGAGTAAGGTTACTGGTGGGCCAACAGCGGCAGTACTTAACAATTACAACACTACTTATATATCTAATGGATACATGAACAATACGTCACTTGTTTTTGGTGATCTTGCAGGTGGAGCGTCTGGTGCTGGGACTCAGCTGCAATCGCCTACTATTGCTGTTGGGGTAGTGACTGGGCAAAATCTGCTCGCTCAATCTCAAACTGGTGTGGCTGGCAAACTAGCGTTGGGCACTATTACAGCTGCGAATATCGCTAATAACACTATCACAGCTGCTCAGTTAGTGACGAATAGTGGTGTAGCCACTACCGCTGGTGGCACAGGTGCTGTTGATCCCGGGTTAAATATTCTCGTCCCAACTACGTCTATTGTTGGTATTCCCGGTGCTGGCAGTAGCACAAATGCATCCGCGCCCGGAGATGTGCTGGGAATATCATACAATGCCACTACGTCAAAACGTGGATTCGTTACCATCCAACGGGCACTATTGAATCTCGCTGAGCCCACATCACAGACATATGATCAATACTTAAAGGTAGCTGCCGGTGGTACAACGTATAGTTTGGCTACTGGTATTGGTGCTACCATTGGACGAATCTTGCAACGAGTGGTTGTAACCAACACATCAAGTGAAGCTGGAAATGCAGGGAATAATGGTACATCTTACACAAATGGCAAGATCTCTACTGTCATTAAGATTACCAATTTTGTCCCCATCTCAGCCAGTTCTACATTGGTAATTCGAGTTTCTGGCATAGTTATGACTAACAGTTCAGCTGATAATAGTCGAGTCAATTTATTCTATGATCCTTCTGGAACCGCTACATTCTCAGGTGGATACGCTACAGCTGTTGTGACATGGATTAGCACAACTTGGAGCGGCAATAGCACTGGCATATTGTTTCCTGATATTATTTATAAGATTACGTCAGGTCAAACTACACGTATGGATTTTGCATTTGGATTTGCTTCCAGTACATTTACGCCTACTATGCAAGCCAATGTGGGGATTGAAATCACTGAATACCTCTAATGAGCGAATTCAAACAGACATCATTTTCTGGTGGGATGAATTACCTACTAGATGACACACGCCTTCCTGTATCAATCAAATATAAGGAAGGTGATAGTGTGTATGATGTAACATACAATCAGTACAGATTAGGTTTAAACTGCCGGACGAGATTCGATATAGCTACCCCCACTCAATCATCAGTAATAGATTATTCTGCCCCCAGCGGAACTAAGCAAGGGTTGGTTGTGTTCGGCAATTACCTACTCCTTTTCGTAGCTGGTTATGCTTTCTACAGACAGATAGGAACGTCTGGTTGGTATCTCATAACTAACTTCAAAGTCAATGCGTCTGCCCCTCGCGTTTGGACGGTGGTAGTGCCGTTGAACACAACCAACTATGCTCGATTCGCGACGAAGCCTACTACTGGTCCTATAACCACAGCACAAGCAAATCAGCCGATTATCCAGATTCAACAGGCTCAATATGCTGCATCTCTCTACGGAAACTATTCTGGGGTGTTAGTGCAAGATGGTACTACTCAACCTTGGTTCATCTATATCAATGGATCTGGGCAGATTGCTGCCAGACAGACTCAAACGTATGCACAATGGAATCCCAACATCGGGACTGACGGTACATCCACAGGTCCAGATTTGCGTGAGTATGTACCGGTCGGTACATATATGGAGTGGTACAATGGCATATTGTTTATAGTTGATTCTGCGTATACCAACATATACAGATCTGTATCTGGGCGGCCATTGGACTTTGTGGTGAATGTTACCCCAGTGGGACAGGCTGGTGGAGACGCAACTACTACCTCTTACTCAGTGGGTGTCGGTGGAATTACAGCGTTGCACGCATTGCCGAATAGTGGATTGTTGGTATCCGCTGGTGGGGGTGGTATGTTTCTGGTTACACTTAATCAGTCCCCTACGGCACCCACATTGTTTGGTGAATACACGTTCAACAGACAGGTTCTGTTTAATGCGTCTTGCGTTAATGAGAGGGGGATAATTGATATTCCATCGGCGAGTGGCACTACTGATACACTATTCATCGACGCTAACGGTATTCGTTCTATGGCGGCAGCATCAGTTGATAAGGGCAATGAAGGACGTAATGGCATATTCTCAGCTAATGTTCAGGGCTTGTTCAAAGGGTTGACACAAGTGGATGGGGCCGTCTGTGCAACTTATTTCGACAACTACGCTATATTCGGAGTTAATACGACTCTCGGGTACGGATTGTTGGTGTATGATACGGTCAATAGTTGTTATCAATCTCTCGACATAGCTCAACTCAATGGTGCTGGAGCTAAACAATTTGCAGCGAATACTATCTCTGGATTGAATCTGTTTGCTATAACTACCGACGATTATCTGTATCAACTTTACGCCGCTACTGCGTATGATAAAGCTTACATCCGACTCGGTTCAGTTTGTAATCTCAACCCGAAGAAAGAACTGAAAGTGTCTGAGTGTCGAGTGATTATGACTAACATTACACAAGAGTGTGATGTGTCAGTATCATTATTCACCAATAATAGATACGATGAAACTCTCATATCGAAGATCGGATATAGTGCGCCGAGTAATATTTATACTGGTCAGTCTGTCGGTACTGACATTGGTACTCAAACTAACTCCATTCTATTCTCGTTCGTTGAAGCATCTCAAGGATGGAAATCCTGTGTCGCTATATCATGGACTGGTGGAGCATCACTCAATACGGTGAGTATCGGCACTATTGATTACACTCCCATGCAACCCTTAACTACTCAATCGAGTATCTCTCAATCGTGAGCTTACAATATATTTTACAACAAGTTGGCTATAAGTTGGGCCTCAATCCATCTGATACGAATCAACGTGCAACGTTACTCCGTTTCATCAATCCTGCTGCGAAAGAGGTTTATCAAACCTCTGATATGGCAGGGTCGTTGGATGAAATGATTCTAAAGGTTAATGCAGATCAGACTATTGCACTACCAGATTACGTCGGCCAAATTAGAGCGATGCGTGAGTCGTACTCGCAGATACCTGTTAATCTATCTCAACTTCGCCCCCACTACAATCAGTTTGCTTGGGGAGATCAGGAGTGGAGGAATTGGAGATTGAAAGGCTTGTCGTGTTTGATGATGAGTATTCACAACCAATCGCAGGTTGTGATTACAGTTGGAGCAGTAGAGACACCGAATGTTCAGGTGACTATTGTCGGCTCTACTGATACTGCGTCATCAGTTCATGAGACAGTGGTGATTAACTCTACTTCTGTGATGAGTGTGAATAGTTACAATACTATCACCTCTATCACTAAATCAACTGTTAATACTCAAGACGTGTTGTTATTTGATGTTGATGGCAATCAGTTATCAAAGATCGCGAATAACAAACTGGCCGCCCAGTTCCAGATTGTTGATGTTTCATCTGCTCCTTGGTACCCTCCGAATAGTGATCCAGTTATCGGTTGGGTTGAGGTGCTGTATAAGAAGGCCTTGCCGACGTTCAGCAACGATTCAGATGAGTTCCCTGCTCCTGGATACGATGACGTTATCATTAATAAATCTCTCCAATTATGGTTTGAGCAACAATCCAATCTACAGGTGGCGATGGGCTATCAAGAGAAGAGTACTATGTTGCTCGCGCAAATACATGAAGATGCTAACAGAGGAACTAATGACCACGTGTCATTAGTAGAGAATCCTCACGATAAGATTAACCCTCGAATTGGCTTCGGCCGAGATTGGAGATATGCTTATCGCATTACTGGACGTTGAGCATATGAACCTATCACTAGGCGACGTAGTTAACTTTGTCTTACGCAACAAGGGCGGGAAGTGTTTCCTAAATCAGAACCCTCTACAAGTTGCGTATCTCATACGTGAGGCATACGAACATGGACTATTGTTGGTTTCCATTAACGATACAGGCAATATCTCTGGCATGATTATTGCTCACTTTGATGAACCTAAGCAGGAGTTGTTTATCACAGAAAACTTGGCGATGAACATTGAAAATTTACGAGCTTTTGCTAAGATTGCGAAAGAGCGTTGGCCCAAAGCGAAATTGCGTTGGATGAAGAATGGGATCTACAAAAACCCTAATACCGATAAAATCTATGAGAAACTTTTACGCAAGTGAATTTGAGAACAATCTTCCTTTTAGGCCTCATCTATTAGCTACCCGATACTACTCAGGCGGTGCTGGAGAATCTTCTGGGTCCACCACCCCTCAGCTATCTCCACAAGATATGCTTGCGTTGTATGCTCAGGCTGTATCTCCGACATCACAGATTGTAGCTAATACTGGTCCAGGGATTACCCAGTCAATGGCCGCTAGTGCGTATGGAGCTAACCCTATTTATACCCAATCAGTACTGAATCAGCTCGCTGGTCAATCAGGTAACTATCAACAGGCTGGGGCAGCATTGGCGAATATGCAGGCCAACAGTCAGGCTGGTCTTCTTGCTAATGGTGGAGCAGCTGTTGATCAACAAGCAGCTGCGCTAGCTAATCAATACAATCCAGCACAGGCTGCTGCCAATGGTCAAGCAGCGAATTTGGTGAACTCCATCAATCTCAATGGTTTGAGTGGTGGTGAACAGGCTGCGGCTGAGCGTTCGCTCAATCAATCTAACTACGCCACAGGCAATCTGGGAGTAGATAACGCTACTAATGCTGTATCAAATGCAATGAATTACGGCAATGCACTGAACACTAAACGTCAGATGTTAGGTTCAGCTCTAGGAACGGCTGCTAATGTTTCAGGAGCACAGAATGCTACATTCAATCCTGTGGCTACTGCTGCTGGGGCTGGTAATACAGCCAATAACTTCGGATTAGCTCAATTCAATCCCACACAGGCTAACTCTACTACGTCTACACCATTCTCATTCGCATCATCGTTTGGTAATCAGTTAGCTGGTATTGGCGCGGCGTCGAAAGGTACAACATCGTCTGGTAATGCATCTGCTGGATGCTTCCTCACCACCGCTGCGTGTGACTATAAGGGTCTACCGGATGATTGTGACGAGTTACAGACTCTCCGTAAGTTTCGTGACAAACACGTCCCACAGCATATTGTGGAAGAGTACTACCGTCTCGCACCGGCGATCACTCAATGTATTCAGAACAATCCTGAGGAGCTAGAATACATTTGGGGAGTTGTCCAACGTTGTATCGGTTATATACGTAATGGCAAAGCCTCCTACGCCACTCTCGCCTACACCAAGATGGTCAAAACTCTAACTACTCGTTATGGCATCCACGCTTGATTATCTTAATGCAATGTCACCATATCAGGGTGGAGCAGATGCTTCTCCTGGACAGATGGTTGCAGCGAATAAGCTCGCCCAGCTATCTAATCCTTTCGGCTTTGAGGCTGGAGTTCATTATGGTCAGCGTGATGCAGATGGATTCGCTCCCCTCACTCAACACGGTATGAATCACTTACAGTCTAGTGCAGCTGGACTGGCTCCTGGGACAATAGAAGACAACTCTCAGCTCATCGGTCAGAGTGTTGCCCAATCTCAGGGACAGGCAAAACAGAGTCAGGATGCTGGTGCTTCTGCTGACGGATCGACGCTCCGGCGTGGTCGATTGGGTGCAGCGTTTGATAAAATGAAAGATGACTTTAAAGACACAATAGTCGGACAAGGCAACCATACTACTGAAGCACAAATTCATGCTGGTATCAACTCTCAATCATCTGGAGCTAACCCTGCTTTCGCGACTATCGGTGCTGGGAATGGAACAGGCGGCAAGAGCGCTGATGGTTATGCTCAGAAATTAGTTGATCAAGCTAAGACATCAACCATCGGTAAACCCGCTGAAACAGAAGATGCTTTCGGTTATGCCGATTAACTAAATACTATTATGGGATACTTCGCAAATATAGGATTACAAGCACTAGGCAATGCTGTTGGTCCAGGTCAACTGTCATACAACCCCGATACTCATCAATTTATGGATGAGAAGGGTCAGGTATATCATCCTAGTATCATTGCCCGAGCACTGTCACCACAGGCAGCGGACATATACAATTACCAGAATACTGGTGCTGCTCTTGCTCAGGCGCAAAATGCCACACAGCAACAGTTGTTAGATGCTAATGCTCAACGTCAGCTTGCTCGTCAAAGGGCGGGTATTGAATCCACGGTAAACGGAATGGATCCTAGTCTCAATCCTTGGTCGTCGTATTTCAAGAATCAGCAAGGACAGAACAGTCTATTAGTTGGTCAGGTTGGAAAGTCTCCTGATCAAATGGCTCATGAACAGATGGTTCGTTCATTGATGAACGATAAACTCTCCGCTCCTGTTCTAGCTGGCGATACCGAAGCAGCAGGTCAGTTGAGTAGTGGATTAGTTGGTCAACGCGGGTCATCTGGAATTCAAGCGGGAGTGCTGGGCAATCAGAATGCGATTAACCGTCAGTTAAATGTTGAGCCAGTTAAGCAGGACTATGAATCTGCTATGTATGGGAATGAAGCTTGGAATCAGCAGCATACAGTACCAATGACTAACCTGCGTAATAATATGTTGGTTGCTGGTGCATTACGCAATACTCCAACTGATGTTAATACTCAGGGATTACAGTCTGCTAACGGGTTGATTGGAGCTGGTCTTGAGAACTCTCGATTGTTGTTTGAAAAGAATCAACAGCCTGTCAATTTCGGCACTCAGGCGATGATCAACACTCACAACAATTATGACGCTGCTCATGCTGCTGACACAACTGCTATGACTCCCCTTCAAGTGTCATATGATGAGAATGGAAATCTTATTCCATCTGGCGGTCACGTTACTCCTGGAGTTAGAACTCAGCAAGGTATTGCATCTGAGTTAATGTCTAGTCAACTTAATGGAGCCCCATCAGTTGTCAACACCGGCCCTGATGGTAAGCCCTTTCCTTCTGGAGCAGCTTATCCTGCCCCTCCGTCTAAAGGTCCGCAACCTGTTGCTCCTCGTACAGTCACTCCTCAAATCATGAATCCTAATGCGACTATTGAGGATGTGCAGAATCATCTAGAAGATAGACATGAAGCTGCACAGGCAGCATTAGAAGCACAAAAAGCGGAATTAAAACAGAAAAAAGCTGAGCATGATGCTATGTTAGCTCGCATTGAGCAGCGTCAGAAAGAATTGAAAGCCAATCACGGTGCATCAAGAGCTGGGATTGTTGGCAACACTGCATTGAACACTCTCTACGATGTTGGAACTGGTGGCCAGCCTATGCGTGATTTAGGCTCTGCTGCTGGAGATGCCTTGATTGGAACTCCTTATAAATATTGGACTGAATCTCCCTATTAATTTATGCCTGCATTACCAGAAGATATTCCGATGCTTCGTCAGATGGGTTACACTGACGAACAGATCGCTGCTATCAATCCAATTCGTCCTCAGGAGTCCCAGCTAGCTACCATCGGCAAGACTCTCCGTGCTCACGCTGGTGGTACCATTGGCGGTGGAGCGGGAGCATTAGGTGGAGCGGAGTTGGG